AATTTATCTATTGATATTATATTACTTAAGCATAATGAAGAAGCATGTAAAGAAGTAAATGGTATGAAGTACCAAGAGGAAATAGATTATATAGTTAGAAGTGAGGCCAGAAATAAATTTATTAAGAACCTAGCTCTAGACCAAAAAGGTAATACATTAATCTTATTCCAATTTGTTGAAAAACATGGTGAACCACTATTTAGAATGATTGATGAAGCCGCTAAGGGAATATGGAATATGAGTAAAAGAAAAGTATTTTTTGTAAGTGGTAAGGTCCCAGCAGATACAAGAGAAGAAATTAGAGCTATAACAGAAACAGAAAAGGATGCTATATTGGTATGTTCTTATGGTACATTCTCTACCGGTATCAATATAGTTAATTTAAATAATATAATTTTTGCCTCGCCCAGTAAGAGTCAGATAAGGGTATTACAATCTATTGGTAGAGGATTAAGAAAAACAGATAAGGATACTAAGTTGTATGACTTAGCTGACGACCTACATTGGAAATCTAAAAAGAATTATACGCTAAATCACAGTAAAGATAGGGTAGAAATATATGCTAAAGAAAAGTTTAAATTTAAGATACATGAAGTCAAATTATTATAAATAGTATTATGACAGATTTAAACAACAAAAAATTCCCAGAAAGACTGGAAGATGTTCCAGTTAAATTATTTAAATTGGTTTCAGGTGAAACTATAGTTGCATACACCCATGATATAGAAGAAGCTCCTCAAGGATTAATAGGTATTGAGGAACCAATGAAAGTAATAGTTGAGGATAACCAACGTTTTGTCATGACTCCTTGGTTACCATTTGCATCACAAAAGCTACATGTATTAGAGGATTTTAATATTATGTTAACTTCGGAAGTAGAAATTGATGTTAAAGCTCATTATATGAAAATAATATTAGATGGTACCCAACAGAACCAGGAAGAAATCAAAGAAGAAGTACGAAGATTACAAGGTGGTTCCACTATACACTAAGAGCTCTATTCTGGTCTCCCCGACAATCTATTCTATTATATCATATAAATATGCAAAAGTAAACAGTTTTTACAAAATAAATATTAATTAATTTACTGTTTACTTTAAGGGATAACTATGATATAATGTATATAAACATGGAGATAATATGAGTGAAAAAATCAAACCCAGAGAGAAACCCCATTACGTAAATAATCGACAGTTTTCATATGCTGTGGTTGATTATGTGACCGAAGCGCAGGCCGCTAAAGAAAGAGGAGATAAAAATCCAGTGGTTCCAGATTATATAGCCACTTGCTTTATGAAAATATGTGAAGGCCTTTCCCATAAACCTAATTTTGTTCGGTATACCTATCGTGATGAAATGGTTATGGATGGAGTTGAAAACTGTCTTAAAGCAATATATAATTATCGAATTGAAGCAGCAACCCGTACGGGAAAACCAAACGCATTCTCTTACTTTACTCAAATAGCTTATTTTGCTTTTATTAGACGTATAGTTAAAGAGAAAAAACAAACAGATATTAAATTTAAATTTATGGCTCAAGCGGATATAGAAGACTTTGCTGCTAGCATTGATAAAAATAGTCCTATTGACCAATCATTTCTTGACACAATTAGAGAGAAAATATCTAGGATTCAAGAAACAGACCAAGCTATTAAAGATTTTGCTAAGGCTGAAAAAGAAAAAAAGAAAAAAGGTTTAGAAAAGGTGATGAATGACGCATAGAGATTTATTAATTATTGGTTATGGTGTAGTTGGTCAAGCTGTATATGAAGGTCTAAATAAAGACTCAATGAATTATATAAAAATTATGGACCCACCAAAGGATATGAATCCTTTAGATGATGGGATTAATAACTATGCTGATTATGGTTATTATGATGGTATTATAATATGTTTACCTACACCTCAAGGACCAACAGGTGAATGTGATGATATGATGGTTGAGCAATACATTCATGAAATTCGTTTAGTAGCACCGTATGTACCTATCCTTATTAAGTCAACCATATCACTTGAACTAATTGCCCTATTAGAAGACGACAAAGAAATAACATTTAATCCAGAATTTTTGACAGAGGCTGATTCAAAAGAAGAGTTTCTTAATCAGAAGTTTACTATATTTGGTGGAGCTAATGCTAGGCATTGGTATTCAATATTTATGAACGCTGGTATAAAAATGCATTCCGTTAGATTTACTTCTATGTTAAACGCATGTTATGCAAAGTATGCCATTAATAGTTTCCTTGCAACTAAGGTTGTATTTTTTAATGAGTTATATAATTTATATAATAATAGTGGTGGAGAAGAATTTGATGAGTTAACACAGCTTATTGCTGAGGACGAACGAATTGGAAAAAGTCATATGATGGTACCAGGTCCTGATAGAAAATTTGGATTTGGTGGTATGTGTTTTCCAAAAGATACATCAGCCTTCATTAAGAGTTCTAAGAATAAAGCTACAACTTTGCAGTTATTAGAAAAAGCCACAGAAATAAATAAAGAACTAAGAGCTGGTATGGTATGGGCAGACGCTTTTCAAGGTTATAAAGAGGAAGATTTACCAGGGTGAATATATTAATGACAGGCTATAATGGTTATATAGGTTCACACCTTATGCCATACTTAGTAGAACGAGGTCATAATGTATGGCCATATACAAAAGATGTATGTAATTTTAAATTAGCAGATACTTATGATATGGTAATCCATCTTGCTGCTTTAACAGGGGTAAGGAAATCAATTGACAATCCAGAAGCTTATTGGGAAACAAATGTAGAGGGTACTAAAGCTGTTTTTAAAGAATGCAGAGAGAATAACGTAAAATGTTTATATGCTTCCTCTTCAAATGCTATAGAATGGTGGACTAATCCTTATGCCACAACCAAAAAGATTAATGAACATGATGGAAAAGATTTTGTAGGTTTTAGACCTCATACAGTATATCCAGGTAGAGAGGATATGTTATATGATAGGATGATTAATAATCCTAAATCTGTTAAATATATTAATGGAAGGCATGAAAGAGATTGGACCCATATAGATGATGTTTGTAACGGGCTGTTTACTTTAGTGGAAAACTATGATATAATAGTAGGTAAAGTTGTTGATATTGGAACTGGGGAATCTATTAACTTAAAAGAAGTAGCTGCAAAATTAATGCCATACCACACACCTGAAATTAGATTTGAAAACCCACCACATGAACGTATAAGGACATGTGCAGATACAACTATTTTAAACAAATTAGGATGGATGCATGCAAATCGCATTGTTAAATGACACCCATTGTGGTGTAAGAAATAGCTCAAAAATATTCATAGACTTTCAAGAAAGATTTTATTCAGAAATCTTTTTTCCATATTGCGAAGCTAATAATATTAAACATATAATACATCTTGGAGATTATTATGACCATAGGAAGTTTGTAAACTTTAAAGCACTTAACGCTAACCGAAAACATTTCTTAGAACCATTAGCTAATAATGGTATGACAATGGATATTATTCCAGGGAATCATGATGTGTTCCATAAAAATACAAATGAACTTTGCTCTCTTAAAGAGCTCTTAGGATACTATACAAAAAATATTAATATTATAATGAAGCCTTCCACATTAAATTATGATGGATTGGATATTCATTTGCTACCGTGGATTAATCCAGATAACCATAAGCATTCAATGGAGTTTATAAGAAAAAATAATGGTATGATAATGGCTCATTTAGAGTTACAAGGATTTGAAATGATGAGGGGTATTAAACAACCAATGGGAAATGGAATGGGTGTTGAACCATTTAAGCATTATGATATAGTTTTATCTGGACATTATCATGCCTCAAGTCAACAAGCTAATATAAGATATCTTGGATGTCAAATGGAATTCACTTGGGCAGACGCTCATGATGAAAAGTATTTCCATATATTAGACACAGATACAAAAGAAATTAAAGCAATACCAAATCCTTTAAGGATGTTTGAAAAAATATATTATGATGATACTACACAAGACTATGAGAATTTTGATATAAATATATGTACGAACAAATTTGTTAAAGTCATAGTGGGTAATAAGTCGAACCCATTTATGTTTGATAAGTTTATAGAACGAATATCAGAGCTAAACACACATGATTTAAAAATAGCTGAAAACTTCTCTGAATTCTTGGGTGAAAATGTAGTAACCAATATAGAAGAAATAGAAAATACGACTGACTTAATGGCAAGCTATATAGATGGTGTTAACACTGATTTAGATAAAGGGAAATTAAAAACCCTTATGAATAGTTTATATAACGATGCCTTAGATATGGAGATACAATAATGAAACAACAAATGAGACACAGATTAGCATGGTGCGCTTTAGCATTAGCAGTAATAGTGGTACTATTCATGAGTAGTGGTTGTGCAATGTTTGAAGAAAAAATGGCACAAGCTAAAGGTTTAGTGGGCTTAGGTGAGACAGAAGTTATAGAATGTACAAGCAATACGGAGACTGGATGCGAAGGCTGGGTGGAGAGTGGTACGACCACAGAATAATGTCTAAACCCAAGTGGGTTATTTGGACAATTTATCAATTTATATTTACAGTAGCTTTATTAGCTTTAATAAGCTATCCCGTATGGGGTGAAATAGGAAGCTCAGAAGTTGTATGGACAGATTTTAGTCCACAAGTAGATATAGTTACTAATGACTATGTTGAAAGAAATGATGCAGAAGAAGAGTTATTAAATAAAAATAAATATGAAAAGCATTTTGAAGATAGAGAATTAATCATTATGATACTTGGTGGTATTAAATGGTGGTATGATAATTGCGGAACTTTGTCTGGTTCTGGCAATTATTTTATGAATTTGGCTATTGAAAAACATGATATAAATACAGATGAACTAATAGATAATATGACATACCAAACCGGTCATTTTGCCGCAGCATTATATAATGATTGTGATGTATTTTTAGAGCAAACACAAAGTATTGGTTTAGATATGATGCTTATAAAAACCCCACAGGAGATTCAACTTGATACAGTTCCAGAAGTTAGTATATAAAAACTTTCTATCTACCGGAAACAATCCCATAACAATTCAACTTAATAAGAGTAAATCTACTCTTGTTGTAGGCACCAATGGGTCCGGTAAATCCACAATACTTGATGCATTATCCTTTGCTTTATTTGGTAAGGCACATAGAAATGTTAATAAAAATGGATTAATAAATTCTGTTAATGGAAAAGGCTGTGAGGTATCAGTAGAGTTTGAGACAGCTGGTCATGACTTTAAAGTGATACGAGGAATAAAACCAAATAAATTTGAGGTATGGCAGAATGGTAAGATGATAGACCAAACCAGTTCAGTACGCGACTACCAAAAATTTTTAGAACAAAATATACTGAAACTAAATCATAAAAGTTTTCACCAGATTGTAGTTCTTGGTTCAAGCAACTTTATACCCTTTATGCAATTAAGAACTCATGAAAGGCGATTAGTAATTGAAGATTTATTAGACATTAATATATTTAGTAAAATGAAACACGTATTAAAAGCAAGAACATCTACTGTACGTGAAAATGCTAAGGGTTTAAAGATATCTGTAAATGCTCAAAAGGATAAAATTGAATATCAGAAAAAACATATCAACCAATTAGAAAAAATAAATGAAGAAGCAAAAAAATCCTTTGATGAAGAAATTAAAGACTGTGATGAAAAACTTAAAGTACTTAAATTAGAATTAGAAAAATATCCATACGGACTTGAACAAAAATTAAAAACTTTAAGAGATATAAAAGATGAGTTAACTACTGAAAAGGGTAAGTGCAATCATGTTATGAAACATCTTGTTGATACAGCTAAGTTTTTTGAAAATAATGATGATTGTCCAACATGTACTCAAGAGATTAATAAGCAGTTAAAGACTGCAATGCTTATTGAAGTTAAAGAGCAAGCAAAAAAGACTCAACAAGAAGTGGACCATAATGAAGCAAAATATAATTCTACTTCATTAACAATAGAACAAACGAGAGATGATATTAATTCTATGATTGATACCAATAGGAAAATTAGTTGGTGTTCAGATAGAATAGCTGATTTGACAAATAGAAAAGTTAAAGAAGTAGATATTAAAAAGCCATTACAGGATTTAGTTGATTTGACATATAAGCTTGGAGAATTACAAGAGCTTAGAGATGAAGCAAATACTGATTTATTATATAATGACATAGCAT